AGCAGCATTGGCCTGCGACTGCGCCACGCTGTTCGCGCCCATGGCTTGCTCGCGCATCATGCCGTAGGCGTCGCGCTGCATGCCGAGCCCGGCCTCTTGCTGGCCACGGGACTGGTTCATCTGTCCCTGGTCGAGCTGCGCGCCACGTCGAGCCTCGACGGCGCCCTGTCGCGCGTTGTTCTGGTTGATGGCGTCCTGCGCGCCGGTCGCAGAACCGCCGTACTGGTAGCGCTTCTCGTCGTACGAGTCGCTCTTGTCGAACTTCTGCGCGCCACCCGAGACGAAGCCCGGCAATTTCATCTGATCGGCCATGGGGTCACCTAGCGGTCGAGGGTTTGCGCGTCACGCCGTCCATCGGTTCGTATGCGATGGAGAGGCCGTAATAGTCGCTTCCGCGACCCGTGGTTGTGTAGGAGTTGTTTGCTGGGGCGGAGTCGGTCAGTCGTACGCGCACCGAACGGCATTTGAACCGTGCCGGGATGATGTCCAAGTGTCCATCGGAGAGAGCGGCAAGGTCGGCGGCGGTGAAGGTTCGCGTACAAGATGCGTCGTACGACGTCTCATCATCAAACGCAAATTCGACGTTCAAGTCGTGGTTGTCGTAGCGCTTGAGCAGGAGCTGCATGCGCGTAATCGCCACGTATCCCGTCATTCCAGCGAGCATGTACGTGCCCGAGACGAAATCAGCGTTCGGGAATGTCGGATTGAAGGCCGAAAGATAGGCGTTTGAGTCGGTCTCAAGCTTTTCCTGCCATACGTAGCCGTCAGCGTCGATCATGTGGTGCCTGTAGCGACCATCGCGGACGTGCATGCACGCGTCCTGCGCGGACTGGTAGGCGGACGGGTAGAACACGCGATCCATGGTCGCCCACGTCTTGGTGGTGAGGTCATAGACGACCACGCGCGCGTTGCCGGACACGATGCCGTCTGTCTCGCTCGCCGCGCAGTAGAACGACACGCGCTGCGCCAGCGGGTCCAGCACAACGGCCGCGATGACCGGGTAGTCGCTCAGCGTCTGTTGGACGGGTTCGCCGATCCACGCCACGCCGAGGCCCCGGGTCAGGAGCTCGAGCCCGCGCCGCGACTGGAAGAAGACGCCATCGCTCGTCAGGCACATGGAGCGCTGCGAGATGCAACCGACATCGCTCGCGATGCGCCGAGGGAGGCTAAACTCGGTGCCGTTGCCGCCGCTGTCCGGGGGCCCGTCGCCGGAGACGATGAAAATCTCGCTCGGCGAGAAGATGATCGCGTTTCCGTCCATGGACGTGCCCGCCGTGAGGCGTTCGCGCGAGTCCACGGTGAACTGGAACACGTCGCCCCACCAAAGCGTTTCGCCGGGGAGGTACGGTGCCGAGTACCAGATGGTGCGGGCGTCGTCGCCGATGCCCATGGCGCGGTCACCGTGTCGCCACACTGCGCGCAGGCCAGGAGGGCAAGCGCGAGGCTGCGCAGCGCCAACGGTGGTCGGAAGCAGGCCGGTGCCGTAGAGCTTCTGCTGCTCGATGAGCGTTACGTCGGCCATGTCATCGGTGATGGTGATGACTAGTGGGTCGCCGCCCGTCGCGTCCACCGACTTCGTGCGGTAGTACACCGTGCCGTTGTTCTCGGTGCGGTAGAGAATGGCGCGAACGCGCGTCTGCGCGCCGATGGGTAACGCCTGAAACCGGTTCGTGACCGGGGCCGCTACGCCGATTTCCACGTCTTCGCTTGCCAGTGTCACCTCGTACGGGTCACTCGGCGCCGACCAGGTAATCTGGCCGGAAGCGTCCGTATACTCGAAGATGACAGCGTAAAAGTAGTTGCCGGTGAGTGAGCCGGCTGGAGTGTCCACGAAGGCAATCGCGGGGCGCGTCAGAAACGCCGATTCGTAGTTCTTCACGCCGTCGTAGGCGCTCGCAACGGCGCCACTGAACAGCACACCGCCGCCAGCCTCGATATTCTGCCAGCGGTCAACGTCGGCGAAGTCGAGCGACACCCAGTCGAACGACGTGGACACCGCCGAGACCTTGCGAGGCAACAGCATTGCGTTGGCTGTCGCCGACAACACGGCAACATGCTGGCAAGAGTCCGGTGGCACACCACGGTAGCCAAAGGCGTTGAGCCTCGGCATCGGCAGTGCCGCCGCGCGCACGAAGCCGTCGCCATAGTTCGAGATGTCCAGCAGCGCGACAACGGCCTGCCCGTTGACGGGCTGCGAGACCGACGACGTTTCGCAGCTGTGGTGCCACGCCCAGAGATACGTCAGCGAACCCACCTTGAACGGGCGCGACAGTGGCGCCACGCCTGGAGTTTCGACCTGCGCCGACCCTGCCGTAAGGACGCCAGCGGTGTAGTTGGCACGGCGCGTGGTGAGCACGACAAGCGGCTGCGAGAACCACATGTGATAGCCGACCACAACGATGGAGTTGTCCGTCTCAGCGAACACGCCAAGGCGCTCAGTTTCTCCACTGCCAAAGGTGCCAAGGTCAAGCAGTACAAGCAGTGTGGACGTGATGCTCATGCTCGCGGGATCGACGGCGTACAGGTCAACATCGGCTTGTGCCGTGTCGCGAACAGCGACAAATAGGGTGCTGTCGCGGAACTCGCACGCGACCCTGGCCGCTCCGGTTCCGGTGGCAATCGGGGCGGCGAGCGAGACGGTAAGCCCGGTGAATTGAACGCCGTAGACGTTGGAGCCTCGCGTGAAAACGAGGTACCAATTGGTCGAGCCGTCCGAAATGGTGTCGAAGTCGTTACCGTTCCACGTTGCGGTGGCCGCGGTCACGCTGATCGCGCTTAGGGCAGGAAACCCAAGGCCAAGCGAGGTCCCATCGGTGCAGTCGAGCGCGTTCGCGTAGAGCGTGTTCGTGTTCTGCTCGTAGACGACGTAGACGATGTTGTCGACGACGCACAGCTTGGAGCGAGGACTCCACCCTGTAGTGGACAGGGTGACGGACGCCACGGTGCCGACGACGACGGTCTCTTTCGAGTTGGCGTCGGTGACCACGTAGCGAAGTTCGTCGTTCGCCGTCGAGTCGTCCGAGCGCCAGGCGTAGACGGCAACCATGTAGCCGTTGCAGTAGGCGACATCGTAGACCGACTCGCCGTTACTCTCGCCGTCGTCCACGTACTGGTGGGCCTGGCCAGCGGCGGCGCCGCTCGGCGTGCGCAGGATGGTGCAAGATGGGAGCGTGCCGCGGGTGGTGCTGGACAGCGCCGTGGTGCTGTACGCATCGTGCTTGCCGCCCGAGTCCACGGTGCCAATCTCGCCGCGGAACGGCACCAGGCGGCGGCCAGACGATCGTGCACTATCACTGATGCGGGTCGTGGCCAGGTAGTCCACGCCGAGGGGCTTCCGCGTGGCACCACGTCGCACTTGGACGAGGTTGTGGACCTTCGTGGCCGAGACTTTGGGGTCCAGTAGTTCGGGCTGCGTGGACTCGTCCACACCTTGGCTGAACGGGGCGTCGATAATCATGCGGCCTCCACGCGAAGAATGCCGGTGCCAGCAGCGCCGGAGTCGAGCACAAGAACATCGGCCGTCGTCGATGCCGAGCGGCGCAGGTTGGGCGCGGCAGCCCCGGTCCAGTCCACCAGGTACCAGCGGACATCGCCGCCGAAACGGTGGTTGATGGAAATGGTGCCGGAGCCCCCGGGCGTCACGGCGAAGTCTTGGAAGGGCTTGCGCTGAATGCGCTCGAGGCCCCGCACGGTGGCGAGCAGGCGCGTGATGATGTGCGAGAGCTTCCGAGGGTCGGTAACACCCTCCTCGGTGATTTGGTCGTCCACGGACCCGGCGCGTCGCCGCTCCTGGACCACTTCGTTGCCCGCAAGGAAGCGCTGGCCGTCACGTTGAATCATCAGTAGCCCCGTCCCCAGCCACGGCGGACGCCGAAACGGTTCGCAAAGGACACGTCCATCACGCGCGGGCTGTTGTTCATGTCGCGGTTACGTGCGAGCGTGGACAGGTCGCTCGTGATGCGTTGAAGGTCGCCGTCGAGTGCGGTGTGAAGGTCCCAAAGCCGGTCCTTCTTCGCGATGCCCTTGCTCGCGTGCCAGACGATGAAGTCGTCCATCCCCTCGATTACGTCGATGACGCTGTTCTCGTTCGCAAACTCGGTCTGCGCTGGGGTGTAGAGCACCTTCACACTGTAGACGCCCTGTGGAATGGGCAGGAGCGAGATGTTGTCGCCGACCACGGCGTACGCCATCGGGATGCCGGTGTACGTGGACTGCGGGTCGGTCAGCGCCGCGCGCTCGTGAAGCTCGTAGCCGAGCATCCACGTTTTGGACCCCTCGGCGGTGAGCTCGACGCTCAGCAGCGACTTGAATGCCGCGGGGAGGGCGTACTCCTCGGTGCCTGCGACAGTGGAGAACGTGTTGGTGAGTAAGGACCGTTGCTCCGGCATCTTCTCGTCGAGCACGCGCTTGAAAGCGTGCGCGCCAGCGTTGATGAGAACATCGACCTCGGTGTTGGGGTGGCGGTTTATTCCGCTTGTGCCTTCGATGTCGCACGTCTGGCGGACGCGCGCACGAAGTTGCAAAAGACTCTT